GTCATCACCGGCTTCAAAAACAAGTTTGTAGGCACCGCCTCAATCTCGGGCACGACCATGACCATTTCCGCCGTAACCAGTGGGTCGGTATCCGTAAATGATGTTGTCACCGGCTCGGGGGTTGTTGCTGGCACAACCATTACAGCACTTGGCACTGGAACAGGTGGCGTTGGAACCTATACCGTTAGCATCTCCCAAACCACCGCATCCACCACAATTTCCACGTACAGCAACACGGTTGGTATTTACGCCGTCAATACCCCGCAGACTTTTGCATCCACCACGCTGACAACTCAGTCTACCGATTTAAACATCACCGCCGTGACAAACGGCGTTTACAACATTGGTGACGTTGTGAGCGGTACGGGGGTTACATCCGGCACCACAATTACAGGCTTTGCCAGCAAGTTCTCCGGCACTGGAAGCATTGGCTTTCAAGCCACCGGCTCAATTACCAGCACCACTCTTAACATTATTGGGATTGTTGGCGGTATTGTGTCTGTAGGCGACACCATTGCATCCTCAGTTGTTTTTAACTGCACAGCCTCGATTACCGGCACCACCATGACGGTGACTGCCGTATCGAGCGGCGTTTTGGCGGTTGGAAATTTTATCTCGGGAACCGGTGTAACAGCCGGAACCAAAATTACTGCTTTGGTCACGGGCACCGGAGGAGTTGGAACCTACACCGTAAGCGCATCTCAAACGGTTGCCGAAACAACCATTACAGGCACAGACATTATTGTCGGAACCACCATCACCGGACTTGGCTCTGGAACAGGCGGCACAGGCACGTATACCGTCAGCAGCGCACAAGACGTTGGGTTTATTACCATCAACGGCACTTCGTCGGTTTTAAACGTTACTGCGGCAACATCTGGCGCTTTGGTAGTTGGGGACATCCTAAATGGCGCTGGCGTTACCCCAAACACTAAGATAGCCACGTTTTCTACAGGCACCGGCGGCGTTGGCAAGTACACTGTCAACAACGCGCAGCAAGTCCTTCCTCGGGCGCTTACAACTTTTAGCAACACAACTGGTGTTTATTCTATAAGCGCCGCGCAGAATGTTGCATCCACCACAATTACAACAGCATCAACTTATTTAAACGTCTCTGCGGTGGCTGGTGGGATTGTTTCGGTCGGAGATGCCTTGTCCGGTACTGGCGTTACATCTGGAACTACCGTTATTGCTTACGGCTCAGGCACTGGCGGGATTGGCAGTTACGAAATTAGCATCGCTCAAACAGTTGGCCCGACAACCGTTTCAGCTACCTCCAACGTACTAAACATTACAGCTTTTTCCGCGGGCTCAATTACAGTCGGAGATGTTGTAACCGGAACTGGTGTCACAGCCGGTACTGTGGTAACTGCGTTTAGAACCGGAACAGGAGGGGTTGGAACCTACACCATTGATAAGTCGCAACTGGTTGCCTCAACAGCCATTACTACATTGTCCACCACGTTGCGTGTGACGGCGGTGTCTTTTGGGTCCATCTTTGTTGGGCAAACCGTTTCGGGCACCGGGGTAACCGGCGGCACAACAATTACGGCGCTTGGCACTGGCACTGGCGGCATTGGAACTTACAAGGTAAACACGGCGCAGCGCGTAACCTCCACGGCCCTGACAATGCTAACGCCCGTCACGTTTGCGGCAACAAACGGCTCTCCAGTTGTTGTGGTGACAACCCCTGCGCATGGATTGGTTGAGGGCGCTTATGTTGTCTTTAGGAACGCCGTAAGTTTGGGCGGCAACATAACTGCCGTTGTGCTCAATCAAGAGTACGTCATCACTTACATAAGCCTGACCACTTTCTCAATCACAGTGTCAATTAACGCAAACGCCTCTGATGCTGGCAACGGCGGGCCAAACACAATTGCTGCGTATGAGTTAAATCCCGCTCCAGCGGTTCAAGTTCCACTTGGCGGGTGGGGGGCTGGTCCGTGGGGCCTTGGGCCTTGGGGTGTTGGAAGTCCTCCATTCTCCAATTTGCGGCTTTGGAGCCAATCTAACTTTGGTGAGGATTTGATTTTCTCCCCTCGCGATGGCGGCATTTACTACTGGAATGCAACTGACGGCATAACAACTCGCGGCGTTCCTTTGGAGTCTTTGACTGGAGCGTCAGACGTTCCTACCATTCAAAAATTTACGTTTGTTTCTGACATAAGCCGGTTTGTTCTTGCGTTTGGCTGCAACGATTACGGCGCGGCTGTTCAAAGCCCAATGCTAATTCGCTGGTCCGATCAAGAGAGCGCTGTTAACTGGACCCCCTCGGCCACAAACCAAGCTGGCAGCGTTCAGTTCTCTCACGGCTCAGAGCTGATAACTTGCTTGCAAACGCGGCAAGAAATTGTTGTGTGGTCAGATTCGGCCATTTATTCTTTGCAGTACGCTGGTCCTCCGGCTGTCTGGCGCAGTGAATTACTGGGCGACAACATTTCCATCGTCAGCCAAAACGCAGCAGCAACTGCTTCAGGTGTGGTTTTTTGGATGGGCGTGGACAAGTTTTACAAATACGACGGTCGAGTACAAACTCTGCGTTGTGACTTGCGCCAGTACGTTTTTAGCGACATTAACTCCGCGCAGTACCAGCAGGTGTTTGCTGGAACCAATGAAGGTTTCAATGAAGTCTGGTGGTTCTATTGCTCTTCGAGCAGCACCGTTGTAGATAAGTACGTTATCTACAATTACGTAGAAGACATCTGGTACTACGGCACTATGGGGAGGACCGCATGGCTTGACTCCGGCCTGCGCGACTACCCTCTGGCTGCCACATACAGCTACAACTTGGTGAACCATGAGCAAGGCAATGACAACAATGAAAGTGGCACTGCTGTTGCTATCGCGGCATCTATTGGCTCGTCTGAGTTTGATATTGACGACGGCCACAATTTTGGCTTTATCTGGCGCGTTATTCCAGACTTGACCTTCCGCAACTCAACTGGTGACTTGACGCCTCAATGCACCATGACTATTCTTCCAATGCAAAACTCTGGTTCGGGGTTTAACGACCCACTGTCCACGAACAACACCAGCGGCGCTGCAATTCAGCGGATTGCTACAGTTCCAATTGAAGAGTTTACTGGTCAGGTTTATATTCGAGTTCGCGGACGCCAGATTATTTTTAAGGTGGAGTCTGATCGCCTAGGCACGGCGTGGCAGCTTGGTGCTCCACGAATTGACATCAAATCTGATGGGAGACGCTGACATGAAAGCAATAACTTCCGGAATTGCCGTTAACCAACCGGTTGCGCCAAACTTACCCCTAGCTCCTGATGAGTACAACCGCCAGTATCAAGACCAACTTAATAACGTGCTGCGCTTGTTCTTCAACACAATTGGCTCGTCTTTTAGCCAGTTGCAAGCCACGGATATACAACCAGCACTGACCAACTATACAGTTGCGACCCTGCCCAGCGCAGCTACATCTGGTGCGGGTGCCCGGTCATTTGTTACGGACGCAGTAGCCCCGGTATTTGGTGGCGCAGTGTCAGGCGGTGGATCGGTTGCAAGCCCTGTGTACTCCGACGGCACAAATTGGATAGTCGGGTAAAGGAAAATCATGCCACTCTACGAATCACTTACAAGCGCCAGTACGCCGGAGCAGATTGCGGCGGCTTATGCTGAATTTACTGGGGGCGCTGGCGGAGACACTGCTGTCAATCAGGGCGCGGCAGTTGACTATCTTCAAAGCCTTGGCATTGCTGCGCCAGTAATTGATCAAGCATACGGCCAATACAACCAGATAACCACGCCAAACGAAATTCAAACTTCAGCAGCTCCAACGTATCAAGGGCTTTCTGCTACTAGCACCCCGGACCAGATTGCTGACGCATACACCGTGTTTGCTGGTGAGTCCGGTGGGAATACGGTTGCCAACCAGCAAGCTGCTCAGAATTACCTGACCAACCTCGGAATTACTGCGCCGACAATTAATCAGGCATATACCTCTTACCTTGCTGATGCGCCTCTTTACCAAAGCCTTACGGCACAAAGCACACCAGATCAGATTGCTGACGCTTACCGTCAATTTGTTCAAGACAACGGCGGTGATAATGAAGCAACGCGAGCAGAGGCTACAAAATATCTTGGAAAAATTGGAGTTGCAGACACCAATACGCAAGACGCTTACCAAAATTATTTAGACCAAGAGTCTGCGGCTTCCAATCTTTACACGCAGTTTGGGGTTGTTGATGGCTCTGCTACGCCAACTACCGAAGGCATCTTGGCCGGGTTTAAATACGCAAAAGATTCAGGTCTTAACGAGAGCGATCTTAAAGACACTTTGGGTGAGAATGCGTTTAACAAGTATAAAACGGGGTTTGCCGACTATGCCAAAACTGGCATAGCAAGCATTTTTGCGGACAAAAAGCTGTCGTTTGACGAAGCAAGAGAGGTAATTAAGTTTGGTCGTGAGTATGGCTATGACAACCAGCAGTTGGCCGATTTAACAGGGCAAAAGAAGTCGCTGTTTGACACCGTTAGCAAAACCTACGACAACGCAACAAAAACAATTGTTGATACCGTCCTTAACTCCGACGAAGCAAAAACAGTCGGTGACAAAATTGTCAGGTCTGTTCTTCTCCAAGAAAAGTACGGCTTTAACGACGAAGACTTGGCTAAGGCCACTAACCTTACTCTTACTGAAGTCAAGAACTACCTTGACCCATTAAGAAACTACCAGTCAGACTACGAAAAGACAATTAAAAAAGCTGACGTTTCTGGCAAGGACATCCTTGACTTCTTGGAAAAATCCAAAAAGAACGAGGGCGTTACTACGGCTTACGGCTCAAATATTGACACGCAAATTGCAAGGCTTAACGAACTTAATGAAAAATGGAGTGGGTACAAAGTAGACGGCTATCAAGCTGAGAATATCTACAACCAAGTCAATAAAATAACCGAGGCCGCTGGCGGTAAAAACTGGTCAGGCGATTGGATGAGTGGTGGCGATAACGCGGCAAAGGAAACGGTTCGCGTGTTGCTGGATAAGGGCGTAGATAACTTGGCTGACTTGGGCGTTGAAAAGAATTACCAAAAAACCCCGACAAACACAGAATTTTACGAAGGTTACAACGTCAGGAAAGACGAAGATGGCCGTCCATATATTGCGGTGCCAAACCAAGACGGCAGTGGTGCTGATGTTAGATACTTGCCGTCAGATGCAAAAACAGTCCCCGGCTTGGTGTCTTACGATTCCGAGGGCTTCTCAACAAGAATGAGACCTCTAAACGAAGAGGAATTAAAAACCTACAACCCAAAAACCCGCGAGTTTGATGAGCTTGCCGGTAACAAGTTGATTGACAAGAGCACCGGCAAAACCATTGCAACCTCCCCCGACAACAAGTTTGCCCTTGACAGCTACAACACGGGGAACTTCTTTGCTGGTAGAAGCAAGCAAATGGGCATCATGATGACTGATCAGGGTGTGCCTGTGCCATATCAGACAAGTGAAAGAGAGGGCTTTAAGTACAGCCCCGCCTTCCCAATAGCGCTTGGGTTGCTTGCTCCTCATCTTGCGTCGTCTATTAGCGGCGCACTTCCCGGTGCTGCTCAAGCGGCTGCTGGCGCTGCGGAGTTAGGCTTTACGTCGGCAGTTGCCCCCACTTTGATGAACACAGCGCTTACTCAAGGCATCGTAGGTGGCGGTGTTGGCCTTTTGACAGGTCAAGACCCTCTTAAGAGCGCGTTTTTTGGTGCTGTTGGCGCTCCGATTTCTGCTGGGATCGGGTCACTTCTGCCAGCTAATCTGGACCCAGCCATTACCCGCGCAGTAACTAGCGCAGGAACCGGGGTAGCCAAGGGCGTCCTTCAAGGCCGGAGCTTTGATGACCTGCTTGGCGAGGGCGTGCTTAGCGGCTTAACCAACTACGGGCTTAACAAAGCAACAAGTGGTTTGAATTTAACGCCTCAACAGGTAAACTTCGCCACAGGCATTGTGGCTCCGTTGCTGCAAGGCAAAAACGTTAACCCAATAAGCGTAATTAACTCTCTGGCAAACACGGGCACAAGGCAAAATCAAAGGACAACACCATGAACAACCAAAATTACGTTTTAGAATTTTTAAACAAATTCAACAAAGGCGGAAAGGTCCGGCACTTTTATGAAGGTGGCGAAATTGATTTTGGCGACATGGACTTTGGGGACGTGGACTTTGGGGGCATGGATTTTGGCGACCTAGACCTTGGCGACATTGACCTTGGCGACGTTGACCTTGGAGGGCTTGACTTGGGAGACGTAGACCTAGGGTCGCTGGACCTTGGGGATATTGATCTTGGCGGCTTAGACCTTGGCGATATTGATCTAGGCGATATTGACCTTGGCGGAACCGACATCGGCGACATTGACCTTGGAAGCGCCGACCTTGGCAGTACGCTTACGGGCGGCAATGACATTGGTGATATTGACCTTGGAGGCGCGTCCACAGTAGATTTAAACGAGCTATCTGGTGGCGATTCTGGCGGCAAAACTACTGGTGATGACCTTATTGGCTTTGGAATGGATGATGAGGATTTTGGCAGCACGGCTGACTTGGGTTCATTTGAAGATATAGCTGCCGCTGATTTTGCTGGTTCTGATGAGAGAGATACAAGTTACGGAACCCAAGGCGATGCCGACAATTCTTCAAATCCTGATTTTGGAAGCAAGGCCGATCTTGGCTCGTTTGAAGACATGAACGCGGCAGACAATGCCAATCGCGGGTATTACGACGAAGAAACGGGCAAATTTGTTTATGACCCAAACGGCCCGCTTAACGGTCCTCTGGATGAAACCTCTGGCACAAACATAGAGTCCATGAAGGGCTACACATACGATAAAAAAACAGGCACATGGACGACCCCGTCAGGAGAGGTTTATAAGCCTAAAGTAGCTCCAACGCACACAGCAAAATCTGGCGCACAGGTAATGGTGGACGCCGGGGCTCTCCCCTCTGGTTATAACGGGCTTACTCCAACTAAAGGGTCAACTGCCGACATCAAGGGCGGGGGAGGCACCACCACCACAACCGGGCCCGGAGGCGGCACCACCGCAAAAACCGGAGAAAAAGGCGACAACTCTTTGTTGATGTTTCTCCTGATGATGATGATGATGAATCAAAACAAGGGCGGCGGCGGAGGTTCGAGCACTGTGATTCCCGGACTCACGGCAACGCAAAAGCAGACTCCATATTCACAGCAACAAGCGGCGGCAGGCTATCGCCCCGGACAAGGCGGCATCAGCTATTTTCAGCCAACTCAGTACGCGCCAAAGATGGCATCCGGCGGTATTGCCCGCTTGCTCAAAGGCCCCGGAGATGGCGTATCGGACAGCATCCCTGCGGTGATCACCGATGGAATGTCAAGAGGCGGTCAGCCCGCAAAGGTTGCCCGTGGTGAGTACATCATTGACGCACGCACCGTTGCTGCACTGGGCAATGGATCAACTGACGCAGGAGCCGAAAGACTCGATAAAATGCGCAGAAACATCCTGCGCGACGACAGAAAAGCCGGGGTTGGCAAAGACTCTAGAGCGTACCGCCACTTGTTGGCATAAGGAAACGACATGACTACTGGAACTACAGGCACCGCAGGCTCTGCACTTGGTACATCAGGCGGCACATCCACGGCAGGTTTGGCCGAATGGGCGGCTCCGTACATTACGGATTACTTGGGCAAATCTCAGGCTCTGAGTAATATGCCTTACCAGACGTATGGCGGACCTTTGACTGCCGGTCAATCTGGCCTTCAAAGCAAAGCGTTCCAAGGGATTGGCAACCTGACCGTCGGCAGCACGTTTGATAACGCGCAGGCTCAGGCGTACATGAACCCTTTCTTGCAGCAGGCTCTAGACCCCCAGATGAAAGAGCTGCAACGTCAGTTTGACATTCAGCGCATGACTGACGCAGGCAGAATGACCCAAGCGGGTGCGTTTGGCGGTAGTCGCCAAGCCATTATGGAGTCCGAGGG